CAGCGGCTCTCATGTCAGCAGCACTGGTGGCAGGTGCCGCGGTGGACGCGGACAACATCTACAACCGGCTCTTCCCGGAGGTGAAGATTGTTGAGTACCGCCGAGAGGTAAAGCCCGGAGATACGCTCTGGACAATTTGTGGTGAGATAGCGACAGACAAAGAGGACCTGCGGAAACTGGTTTATCAGGCGAAGAAAGACAACAGGATCCGGGACGTGGGCAATCTGCAGCCGGGCATGTTGATTGTAGTCAGAGTTGAGGAGGCGAGAAAATGACTGACGCGGAAAAGCTTGCGGGGCTAAAGAAATGGGCGAGATCTTTTCGTAACCGTTGTACTCAAGATGTCAACCATTGGGAAAAACACAATGAAAAGAAATTAGAACTCAAAGCCTTTGGAATGGTACAAGCAATGGATGTTGTAATGAATAAGATTGAAGAATTAGACAATGAAAAAGCCGATTGATATTCGCACTATCAATCGGCGGGTGGAAAAATGAGTGATATTTCCGCCTCTATTATATCACAGGAGGTAAATAATGACAGAAATTGAAGAAAAGAATGAACATCTTGCATTTTTGACGCTTATCGAGAGGAGCAAAAGGCAGAATGCGCTCATGCACCTGAAGACAGCACTGGACTATTCTGAATGCGGCGTAACGGACATTGAGCTTGTAGAAACGCCTAACGGTGATTTTGTAGATGTTACATTTCACGGAGAAGAAAAACGCCGAGCGAACATAAGCGGTGACAGTGTTCCGGCGATGATCTATGACATATTTAGACAAATTGAGTGGTTGAGATAACAGGAGCAATAAACAATGACAGAACCAGTAAAAATCAATGAGTTATTGATTGAAAATGTGAAACGAGTAAAAGCAGTACAGTTTGAACCGTCCGCCGATGGACTGACAATCATTGGTGGGCGAAACGGACAGGGAAAAACTTCTGTATTAGACGCTATTGCATGGGCATTGGGCGGCAATAATTATAAACCGTCTGTACCGGAACGGGACGGCGCACTGGTACCGCCGAACCTGCATATCGAGTTATCAAATGGTCTGATTGTGGAACGAAAAGGGAAAAACAGCACATTAAAAGTAACAGACCCGAATGGGAATAAATCCGGACAGCAGCTTTTAAATGAATTTGTATCCACGCTTGCATTGGATCTCCCAAAATTTATTAACGGAAGCGATAAAGACAAGGCGGATTCTCTTTTGAAAATTTTAGGAATTGGTGATGTGCTGTCACAGCTGGACACAAAAGAAAATCAGCTGTATGCACAACGTACGGAAGTCGGCCGCATTGCAGACCGCAAGAAGAAGGCGGCTGATGAAATGCCGATGTACCCAAACGTTCCGAAAGAACCCGTCAGTGCGACAGAACTCATTAAACAGCAGCAGGAAATTCTTGCGCGGAATGGAGAAAATGAGCAGAAACGTCAGAATGCTGCCCGCTATGAACGAATGCTGGCAGAGGCTCAAATCGCTTTTGATGAAGCTAAAGCAGCACTGCAAAAGGCGGAACAAGATTGTTTAACCGCCCGGAAGTCGGCAGAAAATCTTCATGATGAAAGCATGGCTGAATTGGAAAAGAATTTGGCGGAAATTGAAGCATTGAATATCAAAATCCGTGCTAATTCTACTAAAGAAGCCGCAGAGGTGGAAGCCAATAATCTGCAGCAGGAATATGACGGACTGACAGGACAGATTGAATCCGTCCGGGAAGAAAGAAGTAAGCTTCTTGATTCTGCGGAATTGCCGCTGCCGGGATTATCCGTCAAAGACGGCAAGCTGATTTATAACAATATGCCATGGGATGGCATGAGTGGCTCTGATCAGCTCAAAGTAGCAACAGCTATTGTACGCAAGCTGAATCCGCAGTGCGGTTTTGTCCTTATGGACAAGCTGGAGCAGATGGACTTAGAAACACTGCGGGAATTTGGTGCATGGCTCAAACAGGAAGGCCTGCAGGTTATAGCGACAAGGGTTTCCACCGGCGATGAATGCTCCATCATTATTGAAGATGGCATGGTGAAAGGCGATACGGAAGCGGTTAAAGAAAAAGCGCCAAAGTACGTCAAAGGTGTGTTTTAAAGGAAGGAGATAAGAATGAATATTACAAAAGGAATTATCAGCAAGCCGGTTAAGGTTTGCGTGTACGGTGTCGAAGGTATCGGAAAAACGACTTTTGCCAGCCAGTTCCCGGAACCGCTCTTTTTCGACTTAGATAAAGGGTCTGCACAGCTTGATGTCAGCCGTGTAACAGACATTACATCATGGCCGTTGCTGATGAGCAACATCAAAGAGGTCTATGATAATCCATCTATCTGTAAAACATTGGTTATTGATACAGCGGACGCGGCAGAGCGTATGTGCATTGATTATATTTGCGGGAAATTCAATAAAAAGGGGATTGAAGATTTCGGTTATGGTGCAGGCTATACATATTTAACAGAAGAATTTGCCCGATTCCTTGTGCAGCTGGACGCTTGTATTGGGCAGGGGGTCAATGTAGTTGTTCTTGCTCATGCCGTTCTGAAAACAGTAACGCTCCCGGAAGAGATGGGAACATATGACCATTGGGAACTGAAATTGTCCAGCAAGACGACAAACAAGGTGGCACCGCTGGTCAAAGAATGGGCAGATTTACTGCTTTTCGCCAATTATAAAACAATCCTGGTTGAAGACGGAGCACGAAAAAAAGCGGCCGGTGGTAAACGAATTATGTACACTACGCATACAACATTTGCGGACGCTAAGAATCGGTTTTCTTTAGCGGAAGAACTACCGTTTGACTATAACGAAATTGCGCGGTTGATACCGAATGGAACAGCTCCGGGTATAAAACCTATGCAAGAAAAGAAACAGGAAGCAAAACAGAAGACCGTAAAAAAATCAGAACCTGAACCGACTGTCCCGATACAGTCACCCGGTGTCCCGATTCAAGACACGGATGCCCCTGTAGTGACTACTGTAAAAAAAATCAAAAATACTACTTTACAGAAAGTCTATGACTTAATGAAACAAGAAAATATCACAGAAGAACAGATTCGTAAAGCAGTAGCTATGAAAGGATATTTCCCGGAAGATATGCCGATGAAAGATTATCCGTCTGATTTTATAGACGGTGTGCTCATTGGTGCGTGGGAGCAGATTAAAACATTTGTTTTAAACAACATCAGTGTTCCATTTAATTAATTTACATAAAGGAGAAGAACATGAGTGCAAATTTTGAACAGTTCGGAACAACATCTGCAGAAGACAAGGTATTAGACTGGGATGAAACCGTTACTGATGACGGCAAAGATCATGAATTTGTCTTATTACCGGAAGGAGTTTATCCGTTTACAGTAGAAAGCTTTGAACGAAAGATTTATGAAGGTGGATCTAAAATACCGCGGTGCCCGCAGGCGGCATTAAAACTCCGCGTGCATGGCGGAGAATATGGTGACGCGCTTGTATTCAGAAATTTATTCTTAGTTTCAAAGCAGCAATGGTTAATTGCCCAATTCTTTATTTCCTTAGGACTGATGGAAAAGGGCGGGACAGAGAAAATGCCATGGAATAAAGTTATCGGCGCATCAGGTTATGTAGAAATCGTTCACCGGATTTACAAAGATCAGCCTTACAACGAAGCGAAGAAATTCCTTGCCCCGGATGATAAGAAAATTCCGAAAACACAGGGCGGTTACACAGCAGGGACATTCTAATCATGGAACTTCGTCCTTACCAACAGGAAGCGGTTTCGGCCGTTATGAGTGAATGGGCGAACGGTCACAGGAAGACGCTTTTGGTTCTTCCCACAGGCACAGGCAAAACGATTGCCTTTGCTAAAATCGCAGAAAACTGTGTTCGTGAGGGGAGAAAAGTCTTGATTCTTGCCCATAGAGAAGAACTTTTGAATCAGGCGCAGGAAAAAATCAAAACCGCAACAGGTCTCTTATGTGCTAAAGAAAAAGCGGAAGAAACAAGTCTTGCCAGCTGGTACAGAATTGTTGTGGGGTCCGTGCAGACACTCATGCGTGAAAAACGGCTCCGGCAGTTTCCGGAAGATGAATTTGGCACCATTATTGTAGATGAAGCCCATCACGCACTGGCCGACAGTTATCAACAAGTGCTGCAGCATTTCCCGACGGCGAATGTATTAGGTGTAACCGCTACACCGGAACGAAATAATCTGCAGTGTCTGGGAAATTATTTCGACAGCTTAGCTTATGAATATTCTTTGACGCAGGCTATCAAGGATGGCTATTTGTGCAAAATCAAGGCGCAGACGATACCGCTCAAGATTGATATCACAGATGTCGGTATGTCTGCCGGTGATTATGCGGCAGGCGCATTAGGAACAGCACTTGACCCGTATCTTGAACAAATTGCCCAAGAAATGGTTACATATTGCGCCGGGAGGAAGACTGTAGTCTTCTTACCTTTGGTAGCCACAGCTAAAAAGTTTAAAGCCATTTTAAACCATTTTGGGATGAAAGCAGCGGAGGTGAATGGAAACAGTCAGGATAGAGAAGAAACACTAAAGAAATTTGAGGCAGGAGAGTATAACGTACTCTGTAATGCTATGTTACTGACGGAAGGTTGGGACTGTCCATCAGTGGATTGTGTGATCATGCTTCGGGCGACGAAGATCAGAAGTTTATATTGCCAATGTATAGGGCGGGGAACAAGACTTTCTCCGGAAACGGGCAAAAAGGATTTATTGGTATTGGATTTTTTGTGGAATACGGCGCGGCATGAATTATGCCGTCCGGCATCGCTTATCTGCAAGACAGATGATATCGCAAAAAGAATGACGAAGGACTTGGACCAGTCTGGGGCCGCTGTTGACATAGAGGACGCTTACAAGCGGGCAGCGGAGGAAACCATTCTTGAGCGTGAAGAAGCTCTTGCAAAAGAATTATCAGCGATGAAAAAACGGAAACGCCAGTTAGTAGATCCATTGCAGTTTGAAATGTCTATACAGGCAGAAGATTTATCTGATTACGTCCCGTCTTTCGGCTGGGAAATGGCACCTGCAAGCGACAAACAGCTCAAAGCATTGGAGAAATTCGGTATATTCCCGGATGAAATTGATAATGCGGGGAAAGCCAGTCTTTTACTCGACCGTTTGAATAAACGGCGGGAAAATGGGCTGTCCACTCCGAAACAAATCCGCTTTTTGGAAAGCCGCGGGTTTCAGCATGTGGGTATCTGGACGTTTAACGACGCAAACAACATGATTTCCCAGATTGCTAATCATCACTGGACAATTCCCCGCGGTATCAAACCGGCTTTATATGTTCCTAATCAAGAATTGAATTTTGGAGCGTAAATTATGTCGAAGATAGATTTACGGCCATTGCTGGAGTATATACCGCCTGCGGCCTGCAGCTATGAGGAATGGATTGATGTAGGCATGGCGTTATGTCATGAGGGCTACAGCGTTGATGTGTGGGATGAATGGAGCCGAAAGGACCCGGAACGTTACCATGATGGTGAATGTCATAAAAAATGGCAGTCATTCAAGGGGAATCCGAATCCGGTTACAGGAGCGACGATTACTCAGATGGCAAAAGATTATGGATGGCAGCCGCATACAAAAGAAGACGGCAACAAAGTAATGGACTGGGATGATACGGTAACAGACAATGTCATTATTGTTGATCAGCACTATGTACAGGAATCGGAAATCAAAGAACCGGCACAATGGAATCCGGCAGATGAGATTATCCGGTATCTTGAAGCTCTCTTTGACAGATCCGACAAGGTCGGTATTGTTATGTCTTCTTTCAGGCGAGATGATGGAAAATATTCCCCGTCCGGAGCGGGTACATACTCTTTAACGGCGGGAGAATATATTTCCCGCATCAAAAAGTACCAGCGAAATGGCTACAGTATAAAAGATATCATCGGGTATGCGCTTTCAGATTACGATGAAAAAGCCGGCGCATGGATCCGTTTTAATCCATTAGACGGCAAGGGCATTAAAAATGAAAATGTATCTAATTACAAATATGCGCTTGTTGAATCAGACACGCTCCCGCCGGGGAAACAGAAATCTATTATAGAGGAATTGGAACTTCCGGTCGCGGCATTGGTGTATTCCGGGAACAAAAGCATTCATGCCATCGTACATATCGACGCAGCGTCACAGGAAGAATACCGACGCCGTGTAGATTATCTGTACAAAGTATGCCGGAAAAACGGTTTGCCGGTTGACGGAGCGGACAGAAACCCGTCCCGTTTATCACGATTGCCTGGCATCATGAGAAATGGTAAAAAGCAGTTTCTCATGGCCACACACATCGGGAAGGAAGATTTCGACAGCTGGAAAGAATGGATTGAGACTGTTAATGATGATCTGCCCGATCCGGAAGATCTGTCTGATGTGTGGAATAATATGCCTGATTTATCCCCGTCATTAATTGATGGTGTACTTCGGCAGGGGCATAAAATGCTCATTTCCGGGCCGTCAAAGGCAGGTAAATCCTTTGCCCTGATTGAACTTTGTATTGCTATTGCAGAAGGTACGCAGTGGTGCGGTTTTCAATGCACGCAGGGACGCGTATTATATGTTAATTTGGAATTGGACAGGGCAAGCTGCCTGCATCGGTTTAAAGACGTCTATACAGCGCTGGATTTACGCCCTGATTACATTTCTAATATTGATATATGGAATCTGCGCGGGAAGTCGCTGCCGATGGATCAGCTTGCGCCGAAGTTAATCCGTCGCGCTCAGAAGAAGAATTATATTGCTATTGTTATCGACCCGATTTACAAGATTATTACGGGCGATGAAAACAGCGCCGACCAGATGGCGCGGTTCTGTAACCAGTTTGATAAGGTCTGTACAGAATTATCGGCTGCGGTAATCTATTGTCACCATCACTCGAAGGGCGGACAGGGAATGAAGCGGTCGATGGATCGTGCGTCCGGCTCCGGCGTATTTGCCCGCGACCCTGACGCAATCCTCGATATGATTCAGCTCTGTGTCAATAACGACAGCCGGCAAACGGTTTATGACAGGGAAGCAGACAAGGCTGCAGGGATAACAGTCAAGAAGCCTACAGCATGGCGTATTGCAGGGACACTTCGCGAATTCCCGATGTTTGAGCCTGTTAATATGTGGTTTACGTATCCGATCCACAGGTTGGATGACACCGGAGTGCTGGCGATGGCGGCCGAGGAGGGCAGCCTTGAAGATGTACGCGCTAAGGGCCGTGAGGCAGGAAACAAGGCGAAAGCGAGACAGAAAGAAGACCGCATCTCACAGGTGGATACTGCTTATGAAAACCTGAGTATGGGCGGCAAGGAAATCGTTACAGTAAAAGATATGGCAGCATATTTAGATGTTTCAGAAAAAACAGTACGAAGAGATATTCTTGCAAACGGAAATTATGAGTTAGGAGAGGGGAAAATTTACCCTAAAAAATAGGTTTTAATATTCGTCTAATATTTGGACATTCCAGTTTATATATATAGGTTTGTCCCTATAGGAAAGTAAGTAAGAAAGGGTGTGGCGAGAAGCTGCGCCACACACCCTTCCTTATTACTTCCTTTCCTGAAACTGGATTGTCTCTGAAAAGAGAAAAGATTTGTCCCTGTTATGTCCGTTGTGAAAATAGAAAGGCATGTGATTGAAAATGAGAGAAATATTATTTCGAGGGAAATGTAGAAAATCAGGAAGATGGATTTATGGTGACTTGCAAAAGCATGGAGAAAATGATTATTCAATCTATGAAGAAGGGAAAGCGTATTCTATTCCTGTGAGAGAAGAAACCATTGGGCAATATATCGGCCTTAAAGATTATGATGGAAATCGGATTTTTGAGGGAGATATTATCAAGGTTTCAAGAAAATCAAAATGTGGGTTTGGTGATATTTATGGATTGGTTGTCGCTGAATGGGATTCGAAACAAAAAGCATTTGTGTTATTGCCATCTGACGATTATTTTGATGATATCAGGATGATTGCAGTCGTGAACAATAAATACAACAATCCGGATTTATACAAAGAGGTAATAGCATGATTCGATTTTTTATCCATATGAAGCTTTCGACAAAAACATTTCAGGCAAAGAAAATTACGGTACGAAATGGCAAGGCTGTTATTTACACACCTCCGGAGCTCAAAGAAATTCAGAGCAAATATATAGCGTATTTATCTAAACATGCACCGGAAAAACCATTGGAGGGTGCTGTGCAATTGTCTACGATATGGTGTTTCCCGGAGGATAAGCATCACACAAATGGAAACTATAAAACAACGAAACCGGATACTGACAATCTGGTGAAAATGCTTAAAGACTGCATGACGCAGTGCGGGTTTTGGAAAGATGATGCGCAGGTGGCTGTGGAGCTTATTACGAAGCGATATAACGATGTAGAGGGAATTTTGATTTGCGCAAAGGAGATTGGCATGAAATGATGTTTATCTTAGGTTGTATATTCGGTGCATGTGTAGGATTACTGCTTTGTGCTTTGTGTATAACGGCAGGGAAAGGAAAAGATGATGAAATTATATAAATTATTACGGGTAATTGTGCATCCTGTTTCTATGAAGAAATTTAAATTTGGCCCGCTTGAGCCATCGATGTTTATACCGCTGATGATTATACAGGGAAACCACATTGTTTATAGTGGGTCGCCTATAAGGGTTACAAATTCACTGCTAAAATGTAAGGTTAATAAATTAGATTTGTTAACAACTACTAATGAATAGATTAGTGAAATGCAAGTTTACTGGAAGATAGAGCTCGCCGGAAAAATTTCACGAGAGTATAAGGATTGCAATGTTAGGGATGGTGCGAGATTATGAATAATGGAATGAAATCGGGTATTTTTCATAACCCGGATCCGACGTACGAAAAGGCAGCAACAAAAATCAAAAAGGAAACACAAAAGACGGAAGTGGAGGTCAAAAACTTTTTCGAGGAAATGCGGAAATGTCGGCATACAATTGATTCGTTGAATCAATGTAAGATGCAGTACGAAATGGATATGATCTCTTTGAAGGCGACTCGTTATGACAAAGACCGAGTATCCGGCGGGAAAACATCTGATTTATCCGACATGGTCATCGCTTTTGAAGAAAAGATGAAGGCATCTGAAGAGCTCCGGATTTCCGAACTGAATAAATACGGTGATATGCGAACAAAGGGTTTCAAGTTGATTTCGTTACTCTCTGAAAAAGACGGAATTTTTAAATCTATATTGATTGACCGGTATTTCTTGTCTCAGCCATGGGGGATAATCGCTAATTCACATCATTTTGCATATAAGTATTGTGTAGATTTGGGGAGTTTGGGAATCCGGAAAATTGCAGAAAAAATAAATATCAGGAATAATCAGGAACTTTAAAGTAGTATAATGATAGTGTAAAAGTTCAGGAATTCCTCCCTGGAATGAGAAAGCACGTACTTCGGCCATGGGTGCGTGCTTTTTGTTTGTTTATCTAAAGGTGGTGATTGCTGTGGGCGCAAGGGGTAAATATGCAAAATGGCTGCAAGCGGATAATCTTCTGCGCCTGCAGGCATGGGCGCGAGACGGTTTGAGCAATGAGCAAATTGCGCATAATATCGGCATTAATCAAGATACGTTATACACATGGATTAAAAAGTACCCCGAATTTTCCGAGGCATTATCGCGCGGGAAAGAAGTTGTTGATATCGAAGTTGAGAACGCATTATTAAAAAGAGCTAAAGGATATGACTATATAGAGACGACATCGGAGCTGATTGCGGATAAAAATGCAAAAAATAAAGCTGTAATGAAAGTAACTAAGCGAGTAACTCGGCATGTACCACCGGACGTGAAAGCACTTATTTTCTGGCTGACGAACCGGAAACCGGAATGGAGAGATAAGCAAGAAAAAGAATTATCCGGAAATATTGGTATTAATTTGGTGGTAGATGATGACATCAGCACAGACGATTAATCTTGTTTATGATATCATTCACCCGACGGCAAAACAACGGGAATTTATGCGGGCGGTCAAGGATAATACATACATTCTTTATGGCGGTGCAGCAGGCGGCGGGAAATCGTATATATTGCGTTGGGAACTGGTTTATCTCCTGATCAGCTGGTACAAGCATCTGAAATTAAAAGGTATCCGCGTTGGGCTGTTTTGCGAAGACTACCCGGCACTGCGGGATAGACAGTTGTCAAAGATAAAAATGGAGTTCCCAGACTGGCTCGGCAGTTACAAAGAAGCGACGCATGAATTTACATTAAATCCGGCGTTCGGCAGCGGTGTGATATGTTTCAGGAATTTGGATAATCCGTCTAAGTATTTATCATCAGAGTTTGCGGCGATTGCGATTGATGAGCTGACGCTGAATGAGCAGACTGTTTTTGATTTCTTGCGCATGCGGCTGCGTTGGGTTGGCGTCGAGGATCCTAAGCTGATTGCAGGGACGAATCCCGGCGGTAAGGGTCATATGTGGGTCAGAAACTTATTCATTGACCGTAATATACCGCCGGAAATGCGGGATTTCGCAAATAAAATTGCTTTTGTACAGGCACGGATTGATGATAATCCATACTTGCCAGCGGGATACAGTGACGCGCTTGATACGCTGCCGGATAAACTTAGAAAGGCATATCGTGAGGGCGACTGGAATATATTTGAGGGACAAGTTTTTGAAGAGTTCAGAACGGATATACACGTCGTTGAACCATTTGAAATCCCACCAAGCTGGCAGCGCGGCAGGTCGATGGACTGGGGATACAGCAAGCCATATGCAATCTATGAGTATGCGGTGGATTATGACGGCGTTGTCTATGTAATTAACGAATGGTACGGCTGCAAGCAGGGGACAGTTAACACGGGTACGCAGGAAACGGCGCGGGAAGTAGCGCAGAAGATTAAGCATTTGGGCAGTGAATTTGGCATTGCGGACCCGGCGATTTGGCAGAAAACTGGACATGACGGGCCGTCGATTGCAGAAGTTTTCGCGGCGGAAGGCGTGCCGTGGTATCCGGCGGATAATGACAGATTGGCCGGGAAAATGCAGGTGCACTTACGGCTGAAAGAACGAAAGCTCAAGATGTTCAAAACGTGTTATCACTTGATACGGACGCTGCCGGCTCTGACATACGATAAGCACAAGGTCGAGGACGTGGATACACAACAAGAAGACCATAGTTACGACAGCGTCAGATATTACCTGATGAGCCGTCCGATTCAGCCGGTGAAAGCAGAAAAGCCGTTTAATGATGGGTATAGATACGAAGATGCGGAAGGAGATGAACCGACGGCGTGGGGCGTGTAATGAGTGACAGAGCGCTTAGAGATTATGCATACAGAGTGCTTAAGTCAGAGTATGGTGAACATATGGAGAATGGAATTTTAATTCCGGCGAAAAAGAGCGATGAAGAACTGGCAGCGTTCGCAGCGCAGATGCCGGAATGGCAGCTTGAACAGATGTATGGAATGATGTTTAAAGGAGAACTTGTCGAATGAGTTTTGATTTATCCGAAGCGCGAAATAATGTAAAAAAGGCACTGCAGCTAACCAGTGAATGGCGCAAAAGCGCGAAAGAAGATTATGATTTCATGTGCGGTAAACAGTGGACAGACGCGGATTTGAAAGTAATGAAACAGAAATCCCGTCCGGTCATTACAATTAACCGGATACGTCCTGTTATTAATTTGTTATCCGGTTATGCGGCGCAGAATGAAACGGAGCCGGATTTTCTGCCGCGCTCGGAAGAAGATGACCGGGTAGCACGTGTGGCCAAAGGTATTACAAAGTACACTTTTGACAAGACGAATTATCAGAGCGTTAAGAAAAAGGCATTCAAAGACGCGGTTATCTGTGGCGTCGGAAATTATTGGGTCAGTTATGAATTTGATTATGCCCGTATGGACGGTCGGATACAGATAAAAAATGTCAGTCCTTTTGATGTGTTTGTGGATCCGGAATGCAAAGAAGATGATTTATCAGACGCTTTCTACTGCGGGCGTTATAGCTGGGAAAGTCCGGATAAATTGAAGCAAATATATGCGGACAAAGTAGATGAAATTGCCATGCTCACGCATAAATACGATGACAGCGAATTAGAGACGGTCGATACGGAGCCGCTCTGGTATTCGCGGGATTTAAAGAAATTAAGGGTCGTTCAATATTGGTACAAAGAGTACACGCGGAAGAAAATTTTCTCTGCAGATGGAATGATCGTCGATGAATCGCAGCCGGATTTATATTCGGCTTTTTTAATGTCCGGAGCGGAACCGGAAGAAATTCCGGTTACAAAAATCAGATACGCGACATTCTGCGGGGAAGTGTTACTTGAAGAGGGCGAAAGTCCTTATAAGCACAATCAATTTCCACTTGTGCGGCAGTATTGCTACTTATCAGGTTACGGTGAGGATGTGGATGACGGATTGGAACCGGCGGGCATTGTGCGGGATTTAAAAGACGCACAGCGCGAACTCAACAAGAACCGCAGTCAGCGCATGCATATCGTCAATCAGCAGTCGCTCGGTGTTCGCTTTTGGACTGGACCGCAGTTTGATGAAAAAGAAAAACGGGAAATTCGGAATCTGTCTACAACGCCGGGTGCGAACATTTTCTTGAAACCGGGTGTGACATTTACTGACGGGCTTCCATCGGCGCAGTCTGTCAATAATATAGAGCTTGAAAACCGCTCAAGCAGTGATTTCTACACGATTTCGGGCATTACTCCGGAAAGCCTGTCCGGCAGTATCGGGGCGATGAGCGGCAAGGCAATTGATCTTCGTCAGTCGGTTACCACGGTGCAGACGGCTGAAATATCCGATAAAGCCAAAGAGGCGGAACTGCAGATTGTAAAACTCTTGTGGGGAGACACCTACGCGCCGGGACTAATCCCGCAGTTTTATAACAAAGACAAGGTTATGCGGATCCTTGGCGAAGATGGCAAGAAAGAATTTGTGCAGATACAGCCAGGACTGGGACAAGCAATGCAAGAACAGCAGGCGGTAGATCAGAACGGTATGCCGGTAACAGATGAAAACGGCGACCCGATAACTAAGGTACTGTATGATTTATCCGCTTTTGATTTCGACATTGTGATCACAACATCGCAGGCAAGCGCTACCGCACGGCGGGCGAATTTGTATCAGTTGCTTGAGGCGAAGAAAGCGGGCGTCGATATACCAATGGATATCATTCTTGATTTCATGGATTTCCCGGAAAAGGAAACCGTCAAGAAGCGTATGCAGCAGGCTTCCGAACAGCCGAAAATGCCGGACTTTAAAGTCAACGCAAGTATTGAGGATTTACCGGCGGAAGCACTGTCAACGGCGCTGCAGTCTATCGGCGTGAATATTCCGCCGCAGCAGATTATGCAGGAAAGAATAGCAATGAAAGGGCGTGCAATCGCTCCGCCGGTACAACCGCAAATTCCGATACAACAACCACAGCTATTAGGGCAGTAATGCCTTGATATATCGTCCTAAGCAACGACGTTAAAAGGCTTTTTTCTTTCGTCCGAAAAGAGACGGTAAACTACAAAAAATCATTCGACCGCCGACGTCGTTAAACCGGCAGAAGGAGATAATTATGGAGAATGAAGCAATGCTTAACGCGGAAGATTTAGGGTTTGATGCAGAAGATTTGAAAGGAGCAGGTCTTGATAAGCCGGAACCGGCAACTTCAGCTGGTAATGATCCAAAGAAACCGGAAGATAATTCTGCAGACGGACAGCCGAAAACTGACCCTGATTCTGAATCGGAACCTAAAACGAAAATTGAACCGGCAAAGGAACCGGAAGACAATCCGGCAGGCGGCGATTTAAAGAAAGCGTTAGCGGAAGAAAGGGCTCGCAGAAAAGCGGCCGAAGAAGCGGCTAATACTTTGCGTTCGCAGATGAGCATGTCACAGAAACCGGTATTATCTCCGGAAGATTTGAATCAAATTCGCAGTTATGCGCAGCAGGAAGCCGCACGTCGGCTCAAGATTGATGACGCGTCTGATTTGATGTTCACCGATGCACAAAAGTATCAGGAACTTCTTCATGAACAGGCACGGATTGAATATCAGATGACACGCCAGCAGGAAGAGCGGCAGGAAACCTATCAAAAAAATGTAGCGTTTATCGGTGAGCTTAAAGCAATGCCAAATATCGGCGAGCTGTGGCAGAAAGGCGCTGAAATGCTGGACGGCATGACACGAAAAGATGCTGCTCCGATTGATGCGGCATTCAACCGTGTTGATCATGGGGTAGGTACGGATGCAGACTTCAAAGTTATTCGTGATTTTGCTGAAAAAGTAAAATCGGCGATGGCCGCACCTGTGCAAAATCCGCTTGAAACGGCTAAAACATTGCCAAAAGCAAGCGCGTTAAACGGCGGTGCTCCGACCGGCGCGAAACTGTCTGAGGAAGAAATCCTCAAATATGTGGAAGAGGGTCGTGAAAGTGAGCTGCCGGCGGAAATCAGAAAGCAGATTGATGACCTCTGCGGTGATTAATTATTTTACAAAAAGGAGAATGAAATATGGCACATGAATTTAAAATTCCTGAAAAATTAGTTCCTAAGCTCTGGACGAAAAAGGTATGGAGAGAAGGTTTAAAAGCTTCTTATTTTGATAAGTTTACGTCTACTAATGGGAGTAATGTTGTTCATACGAATAAAGATCTAAAACAGGCTAAAGGCGATGAAGTAAACTTTGGACTGGCAATGAATCTTAAAGGTAACGGCGTTTCTGGGAATAACACACTCAAAGGTAATGAAGAAGAAATGCAGATGTATGATTTCAGCGTAAAGACTGCTTTGGTCAGAAACGCAGTTACGCGTTTTGAGGCGGATGACCAGAAATCTCCGTACGAAAATTTGCCTCTTATCAAGGGGGTATTGGTGCAGTGGCTGTCTGACTGGAAAGATAACAAGCTGATTTCCGCATTGACCGCCAATCCGACAACCGGTGAACGTCTTATTGCGTCTACGGCAGGAACAGAGGTTTCTTTAACGGCTAATGACAAGCTGACCTGTGCGGTAATCGGCCGCGCAAAACGCAAGGCTAAAATGCATGAACCGACAGTGAAACCGCTCAAGATTGACGGACAGGAGAAATACATCATGCTTGTCGGCACATGGGCAGCGCGTGACTTGAAAGCAGATCCGGTATGGCAGGCGGCACAGCAGAACGCGGCAATCCGCGGCAGCAAAAACCCGATTTTCACCGGAGCGCTCGGCGAATATGACGGCGTCGTTCTGTATGAATATGAACGTGTCATGAATACGAAAACCGGTGCGTCTTCTGCAAACGTTGTGCATAATTTGCTTTTAGGTCAGCAGGCGGCATGCTTTGCGGTCGCTCGTGAAGCCCGATTCATTAAAGATGAAGACGATTACGGCAATGTACAGGGGAACGGTATCGCGTTCTTCGGTGGTATTGAAAAATCCATCTACAACAGCAAAGATTATGGCGTGATTCATGTCATGACCGGCGGTGCTGTAGAGTAATTTCAATGGAGATAAGGTGAGGGCTGTAAAAGCCCTCTTTCCTTTTCTTAAGGAGTAACCATGACTGTAAGAGATTTAATTGACCGTGCTTATATGCAGGTGGGCGATACGTCGCAGGTAAACTATACACCATATCAATTTCTGGAGTTTTATAACGAAGGCAATCATATTCTGCATCGGTTAGTGGCGCAGTATATTCCGGATATAGTGAGCAAGACCGAAAGCGGCCATCAACCACGTCCAGATGTAGCATTGTCAAAAATGGCACTCCGCATTCTTTCGGTGAAAGATGCAAGGGGGAATGATATTGATTACGATTTAACCGCCCATCAGCTGGTAACGGCGAAAGATAAAAACCAACGCGGATTAACTGTAATATATATCCCATCTGCAGATTACAAAGACATGAGTGATAACAGCGGTTATCCGTCAGAAATGGAAAGTATGCTCGTCAATTACATGGTAGCACGCGTCCTAAAGGCGGATTTATCGTTTGTATCGAACTGGGAAAACGAAATCTCTGAAATAGCACGCCAAATGGATGATGAAGGTGGTTTCATAGCAAGGGGGTACTGGCCGTATGACAGTAGGCGAATTGATTACGATGATTAATCTGGATACGAATGAAATACTGGACGATAGCACGGAATATATCCCCTATATTAATGCGGCTATTGATTATTTAACGATGGCACTTATCCCGATGAAAGACAGGGAAGTTGTAAAAAGTATGGACATTAGCAACAATAATCCGGTACCCGGTGATTTTACAGCGTTCGTTCCGGCGGCGGGATATCCGGTACGCATTGTGAACGGGTCTTTTCAGACGTACGGTGGAAAGACTGTCAATGATGTATTTTACGCTGTGAAAAAGCCGCATGTATCAGATGAAACTGATTCGATTCCATTCAGTGAAATCTTTCATTTTGTGCTTGTGCAGCTGGTCTCATTTCTTGTCAAAAAGAAATCTTTAATGCTGGATTATGCCAGTGCAGATAAAGCGTTTATTGCTGATTTAACAACGGCAATCCAAGCGGCAAGAGGGCGATAATATGGGTGAGCGTTTCTTTGCTTCGACAAACGGTTTCAGATTAGGTCTGGACTGGAGCAAGCCTGCAGAAAGCATTGATATGCAGAGTTTAACGCAGGCGATTAACTGCGAATACAGCCCGACGGACGGCGCGCTTCAAACAGTGCTGGGCGTGAAAATAATTTATACGGGAACGGCGGATATTGAAAGTTTGTATTACGACAATTACCGCCATCAGTATTACTTTTCTTGCGGGCGCGACCTGTACAAAACAGTCGATTTTGTAACGGTCTCAAAACTTGGGACTCTGACGGGTAACAGCACTCCGAAGTATCATGCTTTTGACCATGATATATTGATTGCTTCCGGCGGTAAGCTGCAAGTTATTTCGGGTGCAGGCATATTGTCTACTGTGGATGAAAGTCCGACTTGCGAATTTGTGAGCAGCCATTCCGGCTCCGTCATGGTAGCGTCAATTTATGGACACCGTATCACGTGGTCAGCTGTTGGCGATTATAAATCGTGGAAAACGAATACAAATGATGCTTCTTCTGCGCAATATGTAGAAGTGGGCTATAAAGATCCTGGCTGTATCGTATCTATAGATTTCTTGTCAAAGGCAATCATTGTATATAAAGAATACGGTAGGACATATCAAGTTGTGGGTAATCCCCATGAGAAAACACTTGCTGTTTATCCTCTTTCTGAAACGGCTTTGTGTTGCGGTAGTTCTATCAGCATTGATGACCGAAGTTATTATCTGGGTAACGCAGGATTAATGAGCTTTGTGCCAACGAACACGTATGCAAATATTCAGCCTTCTGAGGTAGGTCTTAATATCAATGCACAGTTGGCAACTATCACGACAGAAAAAGCCAGAATGTGGCATGTTCCCGGAAGAAAACAGCTGTGGATTAAACCGGGGAAAAATCAGGATATATTTATCTATCATTATCTGCCGCGGTATGAGGATGGTCGTGGCGTTTTCACGTCAAGGTCTTTCGTTCATGATCTGCATGACGTACTGACGGTCGGCAAAGATGTCTATATCGCTTACGGAAACAAAATCGGCATTCTGGATATGGGTGTTGATACCGATGACGGAGAACAGATTACGACATCTATTGTTTCAAGGAACAGATTGGCGCAAAGACTGTTCTTACTGTTATTCTCTTATAATTTCGTATCAAGCAACCGTATCGAAGGTTACGGCAGCATTACGATTAGCGATAAACGGGCAAAACCTGTTACATTTAAAGCGGCCGGTACAAAGTTATACTATGCGAATGAAAAGTTGATTAATGCAACCGGCAGGCTGAATAGCAATGAGTATACGAAAGTAAATAAGATTGGCGGCGGAGCTAACC